CTGCTCAAACCTTCAGGTATTCCCCTGTCACTGTCTAACGGTATGGCTAGTCCCGCACGATAGGTATTTTCAGCTCGTCTCAAGTTCGTTCTCTACTACTGGATCAGTCCTCTAGCCCGCTGTACCGATATCCCCTGCCCGCAATTATTAGAGTCCTTCCGTTAACGAGCGGCACTTCAAGCGAAGAGGTCTAATGACCGCATCTGTTCGCCTTGGCATGGCAACTAAAGCTAATCCTGTCGGTAATGGAAGTCTTTCGACAACCTGGCCCCGGCGTTGGCCAAGTAACCGTGTTTTATAAGCTACGGTTAAATCCTTAACGAATCTTCTTGATGAGGTATGACGAGTGTGTCACAAATGAATCCTCATCAAGAATTGATCCGCAAATCGTTCTTACCCCGGCAGTGACTGAAAAGTCTAGCCGGGGTTTTTTTATTCCTCGTGCATAATCTCAGTGACACTCAAGATCGAAAGCTTACCCTTAAAGCACTTCTCGCAGAGTAGCTCGCGCCGACTTAGCGTGGGGGTATTTCTCGTAAATTCGTACAGGCCAGGGTTCTTACAGCTCACCCCGTAGCAATTCTTAGCAGGTGTTAACAGTTTTAAGGCTGACCATCCTCGGCCTAAATAGTCCTTAAAGAACCGTTGCTTGTTGTCTAACTCTTTGTTAACTTTCTTAACCATGAGCTACTTCCTAAAAAAAGATAAGGCATCGTGCCTAAACGAGATTAAGGCAGCCTCAGACCATATTAGTCAAATATTTAACGCTGAGATGAACCTGCTCAAGCTTAAAGAGCAGGTAGACTTGCTCATTGAAGGCAAAATCGAGAGCTACCTTCATCAGCGTTTCAAAGACTGGTCAGTATCCGATCTCATCCTTCTAGCTAAGACAATCGAGCATCAGACCGAGCTTGAAGGAAAAACGGATCAAAAAGGCAGGAAGCAACGAGAGCGAGTATGATTGTCCATTGCCCGCATGACGCGCTCGTAAGCATTAAAGATTTAAAGCCTAACCCTCTAAACAGAAATAGCCACCCAAGGGACCAGATCGAGCGGCTTGCAAAGATCTTGGAATACCAGGGATGGCGCTACCCGATCAAGGTCAGTAAGAGATCTGGCTTTATTACGTCCGGTCATGGCCGGCTTGAAGCAGCAAAACATTTAGGTTGGAGAGAAGTTCCTGTTAGTTTTCAGGATTACGAGAGCGACGAGCAGGAATACGCTGATTTACAAGCCGATAACGCTATCGCGACTTGGAGCGTTTTAGATTTATCGGGAATTAACGCAGACTTAGCGCATCTTGGGCCTGACTTCGATATCGACTTTCTTGGTATTAAAGACTTTGAAATCGAGCCAGCTGATAAAGAAGAAGAACCAGAAAGCATTTATACAACTAAAATCGAAAGTCCTATCTATGAGCCAAAGGGTGAAAAACCAGCACCAAGAGAGCTTTACGATCGGACTAAGACGGATAGCTTGATTGAAAAGATTCATGCAGCGGAGTTGCCGCACGAGATCGAAACATTCTTAGAGTTTGCAGCACAGCGGCATACAGTCTTCAGTTACGAAAAAATTGCCGAGTATTACGCCCACGCTCCAAAAGAAGTTCAAGAGTTGATGGAAGACTCGGCGCTTGTGATTATTGATTTTAAAAAAGCGATTGAGCACGGATTCGTGCAGCTTACAAAAGACTTAGCAGAGGCTTACTCCGATGACGAGCAATGAGGAACTAAGCGACTTTGCGGCTTTCATTCTGACTAACGGTAGACCTGATCGTGTTTATACCTACGCAACTTTGAGGCGCTCGGGATATACGGGTAAGATAGTTTTACTTGTCGATAACTTAGATAAAACCAAAGACCAATATATTGAACGCTACGGCTCAGAGGTTGAAATCTTTGATAAGAAAGCTATCGCCAAGACCTTTGATCAAGCCGATAACTTTAATGATATGCGGGCGATTATTTACGCTAGGAACGCAAGTTTTGAGGTCGCTCAAAGGTTAGGGATTAAGTATTTTATTCAACTGGATGACGATTATAGGCATTTTCAGTTTAGGTTTAATAAACGCTTAGATTATGCGCCTAGAGTCATTAAAAGGCTCGACGATATCTTTTCAGCGCTGCTTAGGTTTTATAAACAAACACCGGTCTCCTCTGTTGCAGTAGCTCAAGGAGGCGACTTTATTGGTGGCGAAGGAAGCGCGATGGCGAAAGCTATCAAGTTAAAACGCAAGTGTATGAATTCATTTGTGTGTAGTACTGATAGAAAGTTTCAGTTTGTCGGAAGGATTAATGAAGACGTAAATACTTACACGTACAAGGCGAGCACAGGGCTATTGCTATTCACGGTTAATCAATTGACTTTAGAGCAGATGCAAACACAGACCAACGCCGGAGGTATGACCGAGCTTTACCTTGACTCGGGCACATACGTTAAAAGTTTTTATTCGGTTATGTTTCAGCCGTCATCGGTAAAGGTCAAAGTAATGCAGGCAAAAAATGCCCGGCTCCATCATAGCGTTAATTGGAAAACGACAGTCCCTTTGATTTTGTCCGAAAGGCACAAAAAACTATGAGTTGCAGCAAACGAGGAGCTCAACAAGCTCCTTCCAATGCTTTGGCCGAGTCGAGCTGTTATCGACAAAAAGGCGATTGGCCTCATGTGCAAACTCGTCTTTTGACAGATTCTGGTGCGCCTCACAAAACTCAACCGCAAATTCTCTCTCGGATGAGGACAGTCGGAGAAAAATCTTTTTTAAATACGGGTGAGACTCGTAACTTTTAAACTTCAGTAAGCGGGCGTTCATAATATGATAATAACACAATGCGTTAGAAAAGGAAAGCATGGCTAGACCGCGTAAGGTAATCGACCCGAAGCTCGTCCAGGACCTAGCCTCAATTGGCTGCAAAACGACAGACATCTCCCGTATTGTAGGTGTGAGCGTTGACACGCTTGATCGTCGTTTTGCGGCGGAAATTGAGAAAGGGCGGGCCAACCTCCGCACCAGTCTAAGACGCTGGCAGCTTGAGGCAGCTAAGAAGGGCAACGTCGCCATGCTAATCTGGTTGGGTAAGCAATACCTCGAACAGACTGAGAAGGTCGAGCAGGTGCAAGAGATCACGGTCAGGGAAACGCTTACACCAAAACAGGTTCAAGAGATTATTGAGGCCGACCCCTTTTTGCTCAAGAGTAAAACTGAGACTAAATGATTTACAACCCGCACCCGGAGATTGAGCGCATCGCTAGAGGGGTCAAGAGGCTTCACGAAATGTGGACGCCTCATCCTGCTCAGATTCAAATCGGACGCGCTCTCATCGGTGAGCACGTTAAAGACGTATTCGCTCAGTGTGGTCGTAACCTTGGAAAGTCTGAGCTTACAGCCTACCTCATGTGGCGGTGGGCATGGACCTATCCTGGAAGCGAGAACTACTACTTCAGCCCATTCATGAAGCAGTCCAGGGAGATTATGTGGGCGTCGAGAAGAATGCAGACCCTTGGACCTGAAGACTGGATCGAGAAGATCAATGACCAAGAGATGCGGATTACCTTCAAGAACGGCTCTTGGTTGAAACTTGACGGCTCAGACAACGTAGAGGCCTACCGGGGCGTTAAGCCTCGTGGGCTGACCGTATTCGACGAGTTCAAGGACTTCCGGCCTGAGTTCTTTGACGCTTACGACCCAAACCGCGCAGCTCACGACACCCCACTCTTCATCATCGGTACTCCTCCTGAGTTCGAGGGCCAGTTCACCGAGATCGCAGCCTCATGGGCTAACGATAAGACCAAGCGGTTCTTTAAGTTTCCAAGCCACGAGAATCCTCATATTTCACGTAAATGGTTAGCCGATAAGAAGACTGAACTCTACGCTAGGGGTGAGGGCGACAAGTGGGAGCGGGAATACCTAGCTGAGTTCGTTCGAGGAGGATCTAAGCGCATCTTCCCGATGCTAAAAGAGGCCATGATTATTCCACACGCTCAGCTCCTCCAATCCATCGAGAAGGATAAACGCAAGCTTGAATGGTTCTGTTGGGCTGACCCTGCTGGAGCGTCTACCTTTGCCGTTCTGTTCGCCGCTATCAATCCATACACAAGGCACGTCTACTTCTTGGATGAGATTTATGAGCAGCGTCAGGAAGAGATGACCGTTCAGAAGATCGGCGCTAGAATCATGCGCATGACCAAGGAGCTTTATCCTGGTGAGTGGCGCTTTGGTTACGATGAGGCTGAGGCATGGTTTAGGAACGAGATGCTAGAGCATTTCGATCTTTCCTTTGAGCCTACGCAGAAAGCCAAGAACGATAAGACTAGCGGTTTATCTTTGCTCAAGGATATCATGCTAGCAAACAAGCTGACCGTTTCGAGCAGATGTCAGAAGCTGTTCTGGGAGCTAGACAATTACCGCAAAGATGACGAAGGCAGGATCATCAAGAAGAACGATCACCTTATTGACGATGCGCGCTACATATTGTCTGCAGCTCATTACTCTCTGAATGAAACGGTAGAAGTTAATAAAGAAAAAGACCCGATGTTTAGGGGCGCAAGGATTGAAGATGATTTCCCCGGCTTTAATGAAGTCGGTGAACCAGTAGACGAATGGGGAGGTTCTGAATGGTAATGCTGACAGGTGCTGTAATGGCTATCGCGATTGTGCAAATTGCTTGTGTCTTGGGCCTTTTCTGGGGCCTAGTCGAGCTAAGGGCTATGCAAAAAAGCACTCATTCCGTACAGTTGATTCCAGCCGACCAGAGCTTCCAGCGCATGACCGATGAAGTGAAGGACGCGCTTGGAAAAGAACTCTTCGATAACGTGGGATAACGGGGGCATCTAAATGGATCAGTTCTACAGCTTCGACGACATGAATGAGCAGCAATACAACAAGCCTGCTCGCCCTATCTATGAACTTGATCTTGATGACCCAAAGAATGAAGACGCTATCCTTCAGTGGCTGAAAGGCGAGAAGGACTACCTCCAAGAAGATGCCCGTGACCGAATTCGTGTCATGCGTCGTAACCTTGCTCTCTATAAGGGTATCCAATACCAAGAGCTTGAGACCCGTATTGATGCACGCGATCGGGCTGCTGACCGCTCTCAGTTCCTTCGGAAGGTCGTCGCTAATCATCTGTATGACCTGACTAAGAACCGTGCTTCACGCTTGGTTAAGTTTCGTCCTGCAGTGGCTATTATGCCGACTAATGATGAGCTGGAAGATAAGCTCGCTGCTAAGTCCTGTAAGATGCTGCTCGATCATATCTGGTATGAGAATGACTTTGAAGGAGTCATGCAAACTCAGCTTGCTACCTATGCTCAGATCATGGGCGAGGTTTACTGCTTTATCCTTTGGGATGAAGACAAGGGCGATTTGTCTCCTGCCTATGTAGAAGCGAAGAAGCGGTCTAAAGAAGGCCGTATTCCTATGCTGGATGAGAACGGCCAGCAGGTGCAGGACCCTAACGGTAACCCTATCTTCGTCGATAAGGCTGTTCGTATTGGGGACGTAGACTACAAGATCGTCCTTCCTATGGATGTCCTGCTTCAGAAGAAGAAGAAGTGGGAAGACGTAGACTACTGCTTCCAGGTGGACGTGATTTCCACAGATGCTCTGAGAGCTAAGTATCCAGACCTAGCTGCTAAGATTAAAGATCAAGACGTTCAGGTCTATAACTACGAAAAGATGCAGCTTGAGAGCACCAAGCGGGAAGCCTTGGTCTATACGTTCTGGCATCGCCGCTCGACTCAGATGGATAAGGGCCGGAAGATTGTCTTCACTGGCGAGACCATCCTTGAAAATACTGAGTATCCGTTCTCTCACTCGCAGCTTCCATGTATCCGCTTCACGGACCAAGACCTGCCTGGTGAGCTACATGGGATGTCCTTCTATGAGCAGATCAAGGGTCTGACCGGAACCTATAACAACCTGACGAATATGCTCATCCGCAATATCGTCATGGTGTCTCATCCTAAGTGGTATGTGCCTGCCGGAAGTGTGTCGCTTGATCGCCTTGGTAATGATATTACCATCGTTCAATACAAGGGACCGACACCCCCTCAACTTGCTACTGCTCAGAGCGTTCCTGCTGACGTATTTTCGTTCCGCGATAAGCTGAAAGAGGAGTTCCAGCAGATCAGCGGCGTCTTCGGCGTGTCCCGTGGTGAGCCGCCTCCCGGTATTAAAGCAGGCGTAGCCCTTCAGTTCCTGTCTGAGCAGGAGTCTGAGCGTTACAATGAGCTAGTTCTTAAATGGAATGAAATGGTTAGGCAGATAGCTGAAATGACCATAGCCGTGGCTGGAGACTATTACGACCAGTCTGACAGGCGCATGGTCCGTATCCTTGGGAAAAATAACGAGTATATGACCGAGTTCTTTAAGGTCAGCGCTCTTGAGAAGGATTACGATATTCGCGTTCAGAATAGCTCAGCCCTGCCAAAAAGCGTTGCAGCCCGTACTCAGACACTCCTTGACCTGTCTGAGCGGTTTCCTGACCAGTTCACGGGTGAGCAGGTTATCGAGATGCTGGACCTTGCTCAGAGCGATAAGTTCACCGATGCGGCTACCGTATCTGTCCGTACCGCTGAGGCTGAGAATGAGAAGCTCTATGAGGTAGAAGAGCCTGAGGATATGGCTCCTGCTGACTTTGAGAACCACATTCTGCACTGGAAGATCCACACCCGTCAGATGCAGGAGTTCCGCTTCAAGTACAAAACCAGCCCTGAGATTCAGGAGCGGTTTAAGGACCATGTGCTCGCTCATGAGATGCTGATGGTTGAGCAGGCTAAGCGGTCCCCAGGGTTCGCTGAACAGCTTGGACAGCTTCCCATGTTCCCGATGTTCTTCACTCCTCCTGCTCCTCCGGCAATGGCTCCAGAAATGCCTATGCCTGCAGAAGCGCAGCCAGTCTCGGAAGGTATGGCTCCAATGCCCGGTCTTCCAGTAAACCCTATGGTCGGCGGGGAACCTCAACAGCCGACTCTTGAACCTCAACTCCCGATGGAAGCTCAGCAGGCTGGCGGCATGATGCCTCCTGTAGAGCCGACCAAGGGCATTTAAGACAAGGAAACTAGATGGAAACTAATGCCGCACCGTTTTCTGGAGATACCGCGCCTGCAGCGGAGCCTATCGTTTTAGGAGGGGGGGAATCCCCCGCCTCTTGGGACGAGCTGGAGTCTGTTACTAGCAAGCCTAAGCAAGAGCCTAAATCCGAACCGAAAGAGTCAACTAAGAAGGCTAAAGAAGATAAGCCTGAAGAGAAAGAGGAAAAGGTTGAGGCTTCAAAAGGAAAAGAGGCCAAGGCTCTTGAAAAGTCTGACGCCCCTGCCAAACTATATAAGTTGAGAAGTGGTGAGACAGAGTTCGACGTGGCTGCAGATGCTCTCGTCCCCGTCAAAGTTGACGGTAAAGTCGTAGAGGTCCCGCTACAGGAGGCTATCAATCGCTACTCTCAGCAGAGCCACTTGGATAAGCTTTACAAGACTTACAAAGCTGAAAAAGAAGGCTTTGAGAAGGAACGTAAGGGTATCTCTGAGGCTTTGAATAAGTCCTATGACTACCTTGTGAACCAGAAAGACCTTAGGGGCTTCCTGGACTATCTCGGGGAAGCTATGGGCGTAGACAGTCAGACACTTTATCAAGATGCGATTGGAAATATCCAAAAGCAGATTGAAGAGTATCAGACGATGAGTCCCGAAGAACGGAAGTTTCGGGAAGTAGAGGCAGAAAATGCCTACTACAAAAAGCGAATGGATACGCAAAAGCAGACTCAAGAGGCCGCTAAATCTAGGGCTGCCCTAGAAAGCAAGGTCCAGCAGGTGATGGAAAGTCACGGCATGGACCAGGCCGCACTGGTTAAAGCATGGGACGATCTTACAAAGATGGGGCATAACGCTGACGAGATTACTCCGGAGTTTCTCGGCACGTATTACGCCAACACTAAAAAGATCGATTTCATCGAGACCAAGCTGCAGGAGCTTAATCCTGAACTGGCTTCTGATGCGAAAACTGTAGAGCAACTGGCTACTTATGCAATCCAAACCGAAGCAAGTGAGGCGGAGATGGCAGAGGTAATCGCTCAGCTCTACGGAGAAACTCCAGAACGGAAGCTGTCGAAAAAGATTGAGAAAAACATGAAGTCTAACAGGCAGGGCGGCTCAAAAGCCGTTAAAAACGCTGGTTCTGACCCACTGTTTTTCGATGACATTTAACTAAATAACTGGAGGGCCTATGGCTCAATTTAACCTGACCACTGCGTCGAACTTGTTCAAAATCAAGTACGGCAAACTTTCTGAAAACACCTACAACTCTGCGAACGTGCTCCTTGGCCGCGTGAAGAAAGATTTCAACTTCACCGGTAAGCGCATGGATATCGCTGTGCCTACCTCTTTCGCTGGCGGCGTGGGTTCTGGATCACTCCCAACCCCTAACTACGCAGCGGTGCAAGATGCAGTTATCACCTCGAAGAAGATGTACTCGGTCATTCAGATCGACCGTGAAGCCATCAAAGCTTCGAGCCAGAACGAAGGCGCTTTCGTTGAGCTGACCAAATACTCAGTTCAAAAGGGCGTTGAGAGCTGGATGCGCAACATGAGCCGCGCTCTGTTTAACGACGGATCAGGATCGCTCGGAACCATCGCCGCTGGCGGTGTTTCTGGTGCAGGCCCTTGGGACGTCGTTATCTCTGACGCTACCTGGAAAGAAGCCAACTTCGAAGAAAAGGACTATGTGAACCTTGCTTCATCTTCGGCTGTCTTCGAAATTACTGCAGTGGTTCCAGCGACCAAAACCGTCACCTTGACGGCTGTCTCTGGCTCCTACACCCCACTCGCTGGGGATGTAATCTATATGCAGAACTCGAAGCTCAATGACCCAAGCGGCCTCAAGGGCGTCTTGGATGCTACCTCAGGCTCCCTCTACGGCATCACCGTGGGCCGTCGTTGGCAGGCAGGTGCTCAGGTGGCTGCTGCTGGTGCAGGTCTTACGACTGACCTCATGAACCAGACGATGCTTGAGATTCAGCGCAAGAGCGGTAAGGTTCCTAACCTCATCCTCTGCTCGTTCACTCAGTATCGTAAGCTCCTGAACGTGCTCGAAGACCAAAAGCAATACATTGTTGAGCCACGCTCTCCTGAGCTGGTCGGCAAGGTGTCGTTCAAGGGCGTCGAGTTCATGTCGTCCGCTGGTCCAGTGGCCGTCATTCCAGAGCGCTTTATTGAAGACGATCGTATGTACCTCCTGAATGACAACTACATTCAGATTCACCATCGCCCAGACTTTGGCTGGTTCGATGATGATGGTTCGGTCTTCCTTCGTACGGCTTCTTCGGATGCTTACGAAGCTCGCTTCGGTGGATACTTGGAAGCTTATATCGTTCCATCGTTCCACGGCGTGATCAGCGGGTTGGCTATCTAATCTGCTAGCAGTACTGGGGGGCTGGGATTGTCCTGGCCTCCCTTTTTAACCCGAGTTTAACCGGAGGTTTTATGCTTCGTTCTATTAAGTCCCCTCAGCGTCTCCCTAGACAGCTTCACTTTAAAGTCGATGGCGTTTCCACGTCTTCGCTCTTGGTCGGTGCCCTTGATGGCGTCCTGACCGTGAACGGAACTGGAGACTATACCGTTACTTTCGCCCAGCCATTTGCCCGCGTTCCAGTTGTATCGGCTACGGTTGGCGGAGCTGCTATCGGAGTCGCCTTGGTTGATTCTGCCAGCGCAACGGCTGTCACTGTGAAGGCCTTTGATCTTGCAGCCTCTGCGCTTGACGTGGAGCTTCACTTGATCGTTCAAGGTTTTGACGCTGCTGACGAATACTAAGGCTAGTCAGGCCCGGTAGCTCNGGGGTAGAGTAGCTTTAAGCGCGGCACTTAAAGCGGGTCAGAGGTTCGAATCCTCTCCGGGCCGCCTAACGGGGGTTTAAAATGGCAAGCGTGCAAAGACTTGTATTGCAGAGCGGGGCAATTTCTGGAGCATCTGGACAGACGACTCCAGTTAGCTTGGAAGCTTACGTGATGGATGTAATCGGTTCAGTGGTCTGCTCCGCTGCTGGGTTTACTACTTTTGACGCCTTTCTTCAGCACTCTCCAGACGGAACGACCTGGTTCGACGTCGTGCAGCTTGCGAAGCCGGGGGGCGGTTCTTTGACAACCACTGGAGCTATGATCGCATCTACGACTAGCCCTATCTTGGGCAAGATTCGGATGCGGTGGGCACTTACGGGTGGCGCGCAGACGGCTACCGCTGACTTTGTAGTCTATTACGATAAGAGGAAGTAATGGCTAAGGTCGATCTATATCCGACAAAAACAGCTTCTCCATCTCAGGCGGAAGTCCAGACTGGCACTTCCATTCCTGGTAATAAGGTGGCTGCTGATACGGTCGTGCTTAATGAGATCGACGGAGATGTTTACATTAAGGGTTTAGAAGGTGGGGCTAGCTCGTCTAGGGTTACGTTATTAAATAACCAATGGCGAGCACTCCCAACTGTGAAGCTCACTGATCGCCGCGTCGTTATTGTTCAGAATCAGAGCAATAACGGGGGGGTCATTCTTTTAAATTATTCTAACACCGCCGCAGCAAACTTAGGATTTCGTCTACTCGACGGAGGCCACAGGGAGATTCTTCTGGGAGATGGGTTAACCCTCTACGGAAGAATGGAAGCTCCCACTGTTACCGGCACGGCCTACGTTGAGGAGCTGGCTTGAGCCTTTTAACCAGTGCATTTAATCCAGCGGGAAACTCCGCCAACGCAATCCTGACCGGGGTTCCTTGTGATCCTACGGTTATGGTCGGTGATTTTGTGAGGATGGATGCTGGAATAGCAGTCAAGGCTTTGGCTGACACCTTCGAAAACTCAAACGTGCTCGGGCTTGTGGAGCAGGTGAACCTAGACGCTACCTGCACGGTCAGGATTAACGGGGTGAGCGCGTCGATCTTTTCCGGTCTCGACACCGCTGCTGAGTATTACCTGAGCGAGACTGTACCGGGTGCAATTACGGTTTTGGCGCCTATAGCAAGCGGGACAGTGGTCCTGAAGCTCGGTCAGCCTTTTGATGACACGAGATTGATTGTACTGAAAGGATCAAGAATAGTGCGGCTATGAAAGTCCTACGCATTGATCCAAATGGAACCCTTCGAGAGGTTAATGTCTCTGGCGACTTTGGAAGCATCAACTTCACCAAGGAGCCTAGGACGGTAACGCTTACCGAGGAACTATCTGGATACCTGGAGCTGTTAGATGCTCCCGTGGAAAACTCGCTTTCATTTCAGGTGGATGGAGTAGTCCAGATCGAGGGATTGGACTTCACGATATCCGAGGTTTCCGGCGTTCACAGGATTAATCTAATAGGTGAACTGGCCACTGGTGGGGTCTCTGAGATCGTCTCTGGAGACAAGGTGCTAATCAATTATGCCGTTAACCCAATAGTACCCACAGTGGAGTTTAGAAAAGAAACCGTGACTCTATCTCCGATTGATATTGTCAACCAATACTTTGATATTCCGGAAGTGGTTATCGACCTGTCGGAAAAATTTATTTGCTCAGGGCTATCGTTCACAGAGGGGCTTCATTACACTTTAGAAAACGTGGGTGGGTCAACTAGGGTGCATTTTGCCGGATCACTCGCCGTAAGTGGACTTTCTCCTCTGGAAGCTGGCGATATAATTCATATAATCTATGCCGTGAACGTGTAAACCTAGGGGGTACTAATGTCTCAAATTCAAAAGAAGTTTATTAAAGATGATGCAGTCGACGAGTCCAAAATCCTGCTCTTGAACAGCGGTGCGCTTAAAGCTCGTAACGCTGCTGACAGCGCAAACGTCGAGCTTCTGGAGCTGGACGGATCTGATGTCCTTAAGCTCCTTAAGCGCCCTCGCATGGACGCTTCTGTCGCTGTTGTCTCCGATGACGCAGACGTGATTACGAAAGGCTTCTTCGACGAGGGCGTCACCGACGTTCTCGGACAGCCGTCTGGGATCGCGACCCTCGACGTTAACGGCAAGCTGGAGTCTTCTCAGGTTCCTGCTATCGCCATTACCGACGTTTTCGTGGTGGCTGACATCGCCGCTCGCGATGCTCTGACGGGCATCGAAGAGGGTGATGTTGCTAAAGTCTTGGATGCAGGCGCTGGCCTTCCCAAGACGTACATCTACGACGGTTCTGCATGGGTTGAAATTGAGTCTGGTTCGGACGTTGACACTGTTAACGGGCAAACTGGAACGGTTGTTCTTGAGTCGGACGACATTAACCTGCCTACCGCAGTCCGTGGAGCTACTGAAGTCCAGGCTGCTCTCGTGCAGCTTGATACGGATCTTGGCACTGCTGAGTCTGCGATCACCGCTCTCGAAGGTGCGTCGGTTGAGTTCGTCCAGGAGAAGTTTGTCCTCTCGGCAGGCGACATCACCAACGGGTACATTGACCTCGCAAACCTTGCGATTGCCGCCTCGATCAACGCTTTTGTCGATCGTTTGGCAATCCATTCGACCGACGACTACACCTTGTCTACGGTTAGCAGCGTGACTCGAATCACGTTCGCTGGATCGCTGATCACTGTCGGACAGGAGAAGCTGTCTGCCGGTGACGTGGTTCGCGTGAAGTACGCTAAAGTCGCAATCGTCTAATCTGAAATGAGGCCGGGGGGGAGCAATCCTCCCCGGTTTGCCGCATGGGTTTTCTTGAGCAATACGCGCGTTACAATAACTTCCTAGAGTCTACCAAGATCGAGTTTATCGATAAGGTCGAAGACTTTCCCGAAGCGGTATCGGGCGTTATTACGCTTCTAGACAACCAGACCTATTTCATCACGGCGACGGTAGATCTTTTAGGCGCTCGCATTGTTTGCGGCCAGAACACGACTATCATCGGTGGAAGCTCAGAAAACTGTGTACTAAAGTCCACAGGTTTAGCGGCTGCGACTGCGCTGATTACCTCGCAGTACAGTCTCCCGATGCGGAACCTGACCATTACTCACGGAACGGCGCTAGACCTTAATGGCTCTGGTACGCCCACGGCTGCGCTCGATTGGTTTGGCGTAAACTTTCTTGACTGCAACTCCTCTGGTGGCGGTTCAGGAGTAGGTACGGTCCAGAACTACTCAAACTTCATCATGTCAGACTGCGCATTACTGAACAGCTCGGGCATGACCTTCAACGGAACGATCGGCACTGTTGGCTTCGTTCAGTGCCTGTTCTCGGGCGTAGCTGCTCAGACGACGCTCAACTTCCCCTCAACTCTCACGATTACCAGGCGGATCAGGGTTACTTATAGCTCTTTCGTCGCCTTCGGTGGGGCTACCGCGATCAACGTCAGCACTTCTGCTGTCATACCTGTCGAGGGCTATATCCTCGACACTTGTAACTTCTCGGGTGGAGCAACCTACACAGCAGGCGTGCAGTTTAATGACAATAAGGCTCTATTCACCAACTGTAAGGGCATCGGAAACTCGGCTGAAATCGGACAGTGCTACTTCACCAACAACACGACCCAAAACACGATCGCGACCACAGGGGTTTTCGAGAAAATCTTAGGGACCACCACGGCAAGCTCAGTTAACCAGAAGTTCAATCATACTAATAACCGGCTGACCTATACCGGCGGCATCACTCGATCTTTCCGGGTGACAGCCTCCTGCTCTGCGCAAGCAATTACAACCAACAATACTATTATTCTGGTCAGGGCTGCCAAGAACGGTANGACCATCGCAGAGTCAGAATCTCAGGCGACGACAAGCGCCACGGGCCGAAACGAAAACTTCTACTCCCAGGCTATCGTGGAACTGACGACAAATGACTTTCTTGAGCTGTTTATTGCCAACGGATCTAACGCTAACAACCTGCTCGTTACCGAGCTAAATATGATCGTGGAAGCCTTGAACTAATTACGGTTTCCACTACACTAAAAATAACCACGAAGATCCCACACGAGTAGGGGGAGGGAGACAGAATGAGCGCAGAGCTAAAAATATGTGGCGGCAAAAAAACGGCATTAGTTGACGCCGAAGAGTACATTTGGGCCGCTAATTATAGCTGGTTTTTAAAGTGGAATGGTTATGTTTTTCGTTGGGGAAAAAAAGACAACGGGAAACAAAAAATGATCTATTTGCACAAAGAAATAATGAAAAACGACTCTTTGGACATAGATCACAAGAACAGAAATAAATTAGACAACACCAAAGAAAATTTAAGGCTGGCCACCAGATCGCAAAATCTTGCGAATAGGCAGAAGCCAAAAGGTGATTTTACAAGCAAATATAAAGGCGTCAGATGGCAGCCGTCTCGAAATAGATGGGTGGCAACTATTATTTCAAAGCCTATTGGCCTTAGAAAATCAAAAATGTTTAAATCTGAAATCGGCGCAGCCATTCAATACAACGAATGGGCCAAAGAAATTTTTGGTGAATTTGCGCTTTTGAATGAGGTGTCATTATGAGTACGCCGCGGGGTTACAGCACGCAGGAAAAGGACGACCGTCTATCGGCTCAGTTTCAGACTATTGAGCCTGTCAGAGAGTTGCAATATGGCTCTTCGGTCGTAGCTCACCAATTTGTCTACCTAGTCGATGGCAACATCCCATGCCAGGCTGGAACTACCGCAGAACAGATAATCGCACCCGTCGGTCACGCTGTCCTTAAAGGTGACGTGCTCCTGATTGTTAATACCTCTCAGGAAGTTAAGGTTTGGGACGTAGACGGGCAGACCATCACCCTTGCAGAGACTCTGCCTGCTGCTCCGGCTACGCTCGATCTGGTAGCCTGCTACCGGCATAAGTATCCGCTTGTGGATAGCGGAGGCGTGCTTCAGACGACTTCGGTAGAGCAGGCGACTGCTGCTTCCGGAGATCCTCTTCCGGCAGTGCAGAAGGTTATTGCCGGATATGATTACTCAGGAAGTCAGGTCCATGTCATCAGCACTGATGCGGTAGGCGTGATCAATACCCGAGTGGTCGATCTCCCGCCTGATGCAGCCACCGAGACGACGCTCGCCACCCTGGCTACTGAAGCTACTGTTGCCACCCTTGCTACCGAAGCCACGGTATCTACCTTAGCTACAGAGGCTACTGTCAGCACCTTGGCGACGGAAGCCACGGTTGCCACGCTTGCGACTGAGGCAACAGTATCAACCCTTGCGACTGAAGCGACTGTTTCAACACTGGCCACAGAGGCCACTGTAAGCACCTTGGCGACTGCTGCCGCTCAAACTGACGGCACTCAAAAGAGTCAGATTGTTGACAGCGCTGGCGATGTCGCGGACGTGGTTCTTCTTTCGACTAACCTGCAAGGCACCGATAAGGGTCTTGTAACTAACACGATCATTCACGGTGAGACGACCGGCGGTGGCGGCGGCTATGTCGACGTAAAAGTCACCCCATCGGGCGCCCTCACGACCGAGTCCACCCTTGCTGGCCTTGATGCTGCGGTTCTTGGCCAAGACACGATGGCAAACAGCTTGCCGGTTGTCATCGCAAGCGACCAGACCGCCATTAAAGTGACGGATGGAGCTGGAAACGCTGTCGCTACCGAAACCACGCTTGCGGCTATTAAGACGGCTGTCGAGCTGATTGACAACGCTATCAGCGGCAATGAGCTTCAGGTTGACGTAGTGACTTCCGCGCTTCCTGCTGGCGCTGCTACCGAGTCTACTCTTGCGTCTGTAGAGGCTGACACTAGCTCCTTGGCTGGATGTGTCTCCGGTACTGAAGTCCAGGTCGACATTGTAGCTGCACTGCCAAGCGGGACCAACACTATTGGTAAGGTTGACGTCAATACCTTGTCGGTGGTCGATCTTCTTGATGTTGGCATCTTGGATACTTCGCTACCAGGCAACACCATTCCAGGAAGTTCGGGTTCACCAATTGCTGTGGTTGTTTCAACTGCTGCGGCGGTAAAGAAACTTCAGCTCCTCGATACGACTGGAGCTTTTATCGGAGTTTACACTGGAGCGGCTCTTTCTGAGGTGCTTCAGCTTGTAATGGGTCCAGGTTCCGACCAGACGATTGAACACTCAATCCCTGCCGGTACTCGGGTTAGCTTAAAACGTCTTGATTCGACTGTGTCTGTATCTAGTGGAATTGTGGCAATTAACTTCATCGGTTGATGAACTAGGAGACTACTTAAATGCCAGCAACGATTTTCTCAGGATCAAAAGTCAAAACGCTGAAAGGGACGCTCTCACTTAACGGTGGGGCTGACATCATCAGCTCTACTACTAACCCACAGACCTCTGCCGTCAGCGCAGAACCGGGTTCTCTGCTCCTCAACACGACGAGCGGGACTATTTACCGCAAGCTCGATGCAGGTTCGACGACTAACTGGGTTGAAGTCGGAGCTGGCACTGGTGGCAAGAACTACATTAAGAATCCTGACTTCGACGGTGGCGCTACCACTAGCTGGTCGATGCAGAAGGTATCCCTGTCTAGCTTCATTCCTACCGGTAACATCGGTGCTGCTGATGCAGGACACACGATCGCAACCTCTAGCTCAAGCCCGCTCGAAGGCGCTAACTCGCTTCTTATTCAGGGCGCATCGGCTTTCACGGCTGGTAACTGCCTTGTTTCTAAAGAGTTCACGATTGATCGCGAGGATGTCGCGAAGGTCATGGGCTGGTCATTCGCGTATGAGGCTATCACGACCAACATGGACTTCTCAGGCACGACTGCAAACACTTGGGCAGTCTACATTGCAGAAGTCACGACCGGCACCCCTGACACCGTGGTGAGCTGGATTCAACCTGCCGGGGTATACAACCTTGTTCAAGGATCGGGCGTAGGACTCGCATCGGGTACGTTCCAGACGACTGCTACCGAGTCTTCTGCCTACCGGATCGTTCTGGTCTGCATTAACAGCGAAGCAGCAGCGACGACGCTTAAGGTGGATGATTTCCAGCTCGGGCCGCAAAAGGTCGTGTACGGAAGCCCTGTAACGGATTGGCAGTCTGTTTCTGGAATGACAGCCACAAGTGCTGCAACAGTTGTTGTAACTTCTGCACTTTATAGAAGAGTGGGAGACTCCTACGATTATCAGGCCGATCTCACGTTTAGTGGTGCTGGTAGCGTGAACGAAGTGACAATTGCACTTCCGCCGGGAGTGGTGATTGACGTAAATAAGGAACCATCTACAGGAATTAGAACCGCTTGCGGTGATGGACTTTATAGAAACACCGGTTCCGGAGCGCTGCAAACAGGTGTTGTATATTATGCAACAGGAGTTACAGGAAGTTCCTCTATTGTTTTCTACACTCCAACGGTAACTGTGGCATCTGGTCACACTATTGGGATTAACTTCAGGATTCCAGTAGTCGGCCTCTCATCCTCCGTTTCCATGAGCAACGACACCGATACGAGGGTGGTTGCTTTGGAAATTGGATCAAGCGCTGCAGGTTCTACGGCTCCAACCGGGACGCTCAACACGTCCTCAAACATAATCAACTACTCAACAGCCAGAACCTATTACGACACGAACGCGGCATATAGTGCTGGATCTTACACGGTTCAGGTCACAGGATTTTATGACGTCTCCGCTGGATACGGAATAACTCATACTGTTGCAGCTGGATTTTTGGCTGTTGAGATCTGGGTCGGTTCTGTAAACAGGGGGCAGACCTACCGTTACGTTTCTGGGGCTGGTGACAGTGCAATATCAACGACAAAGCGTGTATTCTGCAATGCCGGGGATGTTATCACAGCAAGGTCACGAACCAATCTTACAACTCCTGCTTACACTGCTGCTGCTGATAACTATCTGAGCATCGCAAGGACATCCGGCCCAGCCACTATCGCGGCGAGTGAGACGGTTGCATTTGCGGCATACGGATCAACGTCAACAGTGGCAAATGGATCTCTGGATGCAATGAAGGCTATCACTCATGCGGTGACATCTATTGATACGCATAAGTCATATAACTCCTCTGCTGGTACCTATACAATTCCTGTTTCAGGAAAGTATTTAATAAATGGGAATGGGGCTGCCAACGATACCTCAATCCAATGGAGATTTGGGTTTTCAGTAGATGATCCTGCGAATTATTACTCCCTTGATCAGACATATGCAGAAACAGCAGGAACTATTGAACCGGCAAGTTTTAGCGCGGTGGCATCTTTGGTAGCCGGTCAAGTTATAAGATTTGGCGCATCTCACTCAAGTGTATCGCCAGTTGGCATGTTAAACGATGGAAGATTTAACTTTGTAAGCATCGTTCGCGTGGGGAATTAAACATGATCAAATATAGCGTTAGAAAAAACGGAATCATTACAAACTCTTGGACTTCGGACTTTGCCGATGAGGCTCATTACGAGCCTTGCTTCGGCAAGCCCGAACGCTGGGTGCTCCATAAAGACGAGCCGATGGCTGAAGCATACGACGACGCTGACGTTCTCGAAGAAGAGATGCGCTCCGGTTCAGAGGGCGTCTCCCAGAAGTGGGTGAAGCTCAAAGCCGAGTATACTGTCGAGATCGAGGACATCACGGCGCAGGTTGCACAAGAGGCTATCAACGCTGAGGCTCTGGCCTACCTTGCATCGACTGACTGGCTTATCATCCGGGAAGTGGACGCAGGTGTGCCATGTCCTGCTGAGATCAAAACATTGCGCGCTGAAGCCCGCGCTAAAGTGGTACGCTAACTAGGAGGGGATCGTGGGATATACGACAATCAATCTAGGTCTTACGCTTACGGTCCCCACTTCTGGGACAAGAAACTGGGGCCAGCAAGTATTGACTGGCGCTTGGAATAAAATCTCTAGTCACGATCATTCTGGAGGCGGTCAAGGTAATCAAATTGATACCGCTGGCCTGGCTTCTGATAGCGTTACGAGTGATAAGCTTGCTCCAAACATTGCGCTAACCCAAGCCTCATTGATTACAGTAACTGGAGTCAATCAGTCGGTTACTGTTGATTTTGATCTTGGAAATATACACGTCATTAATCTTCAGGCAGCAACCGGCACGCTTACGGTTAGTTTTGCTAATGCTCAAGCCGGTGCAGAGTATAAGCTTTTCTTTATCAATCCAGCCACGGCGTTGACCTTTACCTGGCCAGCAGCAGTAAAATGGCCTCAAGCTCAAGAGCCTATCTGGACGGAGTCTTCAGGCGCTGTTGACGGTGTTAGTCTTTATTACACTGGTGCTGTATATTATTCAGATTGGCAGCTAAACTTTAGCTAAGGAGTATCCATGGACCCGATTACGATGGCAGCAATCTTCGGTGGAAGCCAGCTTCTCTCTGGGCTTTTTGGGCAATCTGCTCAAAGTGCAGCAGAGAAAAAAGCTACCGCAGCAGAAGGCGCTAAAGGCGTTTATGAAATGACGCAGTCAAGGCACTCACAAGTTCAACAGGCAAAGCAGAATTCGCTTCAAGACCTTATCAATGCCTATCGTTCGACCATGGTGAAATGATTATGGCGCTTAACTTTAAAGACTACATGCAAGGTCTGTCAGCAGAAGATCAAAAGCTCCTTGGCGGATTCGCTCCAGCAAGTGCTGAACTAACCATGCCAGAGATCGGTTCTCAGTTCGCTGATGGCGCTGGACCCTCTTTAGGCGCTTCTGGGGATGCTTCGATGGGAGATCTTGGAGCGGCTGGGATCGGAGCTGCATCCACACTGGCTACTGGTCTTCTGAAGGCTCAAGCGACAACCGAGAAATCTAAAAGAGACCTTGCAAGCCAGAAGGCTGGAGTTACTGCTACTGGTCTTAACAAAGCCTTTGCAGAGCAGTCGGCTGGAATGACTGGTCCGCTGAGTGGGCTTATTGCAAGCTATCGCGCAGCAATCAAATAAGGAGAGTTTATGGAACCTATGGAAATGCACGGTAAAGGCAAGATGGAAGCGGCTAAGCAGCATTACGAGATGCTTATGGAAGCGCTCGGAGCTTTGGGCATGTCGCTTGCTGAGTTTGAAGATGAAATGGAAGGCGAGAAGGCTGGAGAAGAAGAAGGCGGCGAATATGAAGAGCCGATGGGAGATGAAGAAGAAGCTCCTATGAAAAAGCCAGTCGATAAAAACAAAGTGGCTATCATCGTTGCCCGCATGAAAAATAAGATGAAGGGGTAACCAATGGCTAGAAAGCTGGAAACTCTGATTCTGGCGAGCCGTCGCGCAACAGAGAACCAAGAATACACTGAGACGGCTGGCATTCAAGATGAAGAGTTTATCCAGTATTTCAATGATGGTCAGGAGGAAATCCATACCATCTTGAACAGCTCATTTCCTCATATCTTGATGAAGATTAAGGAAATCAGTCTGACTGCTGGGCAAGAGGGTTACTCAATCCCTTCAGACGTATTCATGGGCACTCGGATTGATGCGATCGAGTTTACTCAAAGCGGGAATGCTCAGAATTACTACCCACTTAAAAAGGGGTCTATTAAAGAGCGCTTATCTGGCATCCAGACGGACCCGAGCTTCTATATCCGTAATGGCACTCAGATTTTGCTTCAGCCTAAGCCCCAAAGCTCTGGCAGCAAGATTAGAGTTACTTATCAGCGCTCTATCCCTAAGCTAGACGTTCAACGCGCTACTGTTGAGTCGGTTACTCTGGATACCGGAGCCAAGACGATTACAAGCCTGGTCTTGGATGACGCTGTTTTAATGGATACCGCTGCTCTTCTGGAAGAAAACTTCATCACTATTCTAGACAAAAACGGTCAGATTAAGATGCAGGGCATTCCGATTAGCGCAATCAGCTCGACTGGGGTTGTAACGGTTGACGCTGGCTTCGTTTATGAAGACGGAGAGACCATTGAAGCTGGAGATGCGGTCTGTAGAGGGACGTTCTCATCTAACTTTTCAGAGCTTCCAGACCTTTGCGAAAAGTATCTCCTAGAATACACTAATACCAGAATCTTGATGCGCGACTCTTCGACTGATGCCGATGCTCTTGGTCAGGTATTGCTCAAGGTTCAAACGACACTTCAGACGGCGTTTGCCGAACCTGACAACGATCCTGACTACGTTCCGGTTTTGGATGGTCAATATCTTGGATGGGATAGCTTCTAATGGGTGTCCAATATCAGTTCGCTAAACGGTATCAGAACTTCTTCGGCTTCGATCTTCGGTCGAATGACCTAGAGTTCCCAGAACAGAGAGCGACTGATGTAGATAACATTCAGTTTACTCCGACTGGTACCATTGAAAAGCGAACTGGGTTTCAACCTCATTCTGAGCCTGGTGCTAAGTTTGGTATCTTCACCTATAACCGGGTTGATTCAAACGGTGTAGAGCAGCAAGAGGTTCTTGGCGCATCTAACACTATCCAGAAGCTTGTAGAGTCGGTCATCACGATTACATATTCTGGAGCGAATCCGGTCGCTCAGATTGAAATCTTCTTTGATGTGGCGACTGGACAATACCGATGCCGCATTGATGAAGGCACGTCTACCGTTCTCAATCTAGGATTAGGTTTGGGACGGGATGAGGTATCCCCGGTTACTGTCGGTGCATTGGAGACTGCTATTGACGGTATTGCCGGGGGTAACTTTTCTGCTACTGTTTCTGGATCATCTAGCACTCCAGCAGCCTTCTTGAAAGCCGTTCCACTAGCTAGCTTGATCGGTCAAACGGTAACGACTAACGCTGCTTACTGGACTGGACTTAACACCAGCGCTCAAACTGGAAAAAGCGGTCCACTTGACGGGTCTGAAACGAATAAAAACGAGATGAACTTTGAGAACGTAACCTCAGTTCAGCTTCAGAACTGCATTTACTTCTCAAACGGTTACGATCCCATTTTGAAATATGATGGACAGAATCTTTACCGTGCTGGCCTTCCTCCTGCTAGCGATGGGTCAACTGGTACTTTTTCAACTACTGTAACCGGAACGGCTGGTACTACTGAAGTCTATGTCTGGCGCTCGCAATTTATCCAAGTGGACGCGAACGGTAATTTCACAGAAGGCAATACTTTTGACTCTCCAGAGTATGCCTATGTCGATCCAGGGACTAATCCAGCGACTGTAACCGTTTCAAACATTCAGGCTGGGAGCGGGTTTAATACTAACTGCGCTATTGTCGCTGGCGCTCAGACGCTAGTTACTACCATCACGGTAGATAACGGCTCCGGCGGAAGCCACACGATGAAGGCTGGAGATACAGCCTACTTTTATGATGCGGTTTCTGCATCGTATGTAGAAAGGCAAGTTACCGGAGTTAACGCCACTAGCGTTTCCATTGCTGGCGCTGCGGTTACTGTTTCTGACAACGCTGTCATTTCAAATAATCTGAGAATCAAGATCCTCAGAAACAAGAACACTACCGTCAGCCCTACCCTTTGGTTTGAGCTTGTCGAGATACCTAACAACTCTTTTGCAGCCACTCAGAATTATACAGATAACACGGCTGACAGCTCGCTCTTTCTGCAGTTCTTGGAGCTTGCTACGGACCGGAGTCCGCCAGTAGCAGGAAAGTATATTTCAGCCTATCAGACCCTCATGGTTACGGCTGGAAACATTAGTAATCCTAATCAAGTCAGCTTTTCTGACGTAGAGAACCCGGAGTATTTCCCGCTGGTTAGAAACCAGTTCACGGTTACTAACCTCCAGGGCGACATTATCAGCGGACTGCATCCGTCAAATGACCTGTTTCTTGTCTTTCAGACGAGAGCTATCCATGCGGTTACTGGAGACATTCCAAACCAATCATTTCGGGTCGATGTCATTACTCAAGATATTGGCTGCGCATCTCATGCGTCTATTCAGGATGTACGGGGCAAAATATGCTTTCTGTCTCTAAATGGTCCAAGGGTAATGACCGGAGCGACTATTCCGCGTGGTCTTGGGGAAGCAAAAGATTCAGAGCTTAACAGCCGTATTGACCCTCTCTTTAACAGCTTTGGTCTGACAGATGAGCAGACGTTGAGGCCAAAGCGAGCAATCGGGTTAAATGACCGTAAGCGGGAAAAGTACATAGTATTCATCCCGGCTGAGTCTGAGCTATCTGGTCAGCGCTTCTCTAACGAGAACAGCGTAACCATTGTTTATGACTACACTCGCGACGCTTGGGTAAAGTGGTCGAAGATTGACGCTACTGGCGGGATGACGCTTTCAGAGGAAGATCAAGAGATCCTGTTTATTGAGCGTAGAGACGCTGATCCATCTGGGGCTGGCGTAGACGTTCAAGCCTATCTGTATCGGTTTCAAAACTCTGGCACTTACTTAGACTATCAAGACCATGACAAGCCTATTGAGTGTTTCTACAAGAGTCCGTGGGAGTTCTTGGGTGAGACTGGAGTGCTTAAAAACTTTCAGCGCATTAAGGTCTTTAGTTCAGAATCACTGGATAACGAGTTTTTGCTAGGGATTGAGACGGAGAAAGACTTTACCGCTGACGCTCCTATTTCAGTCTGTTCGATTCAGTTTGGATCAGGTGGATACGGTCAGTCTGAATATGGAAGCGTCTACGGAGACCCATCTACTTCTGGCCTAAAGCATAAGCTTTCAAATGGTCGCTGTATCTCGCTTCGCGTTATTTTAAGGAATGCAGAAGATCAGAAAAATATAGCCATCACTGGATATGAGTTAGAAGTAGCTCTTCCATACAAACCTGGACTTAAGCGCTAATGGCTAAGTTTAGCGGATTCAGAACCTTTAAGATCGGAAAGACGATTGAAGAGGTTATTCACTACCTGCTGAACGGGCTAGCCCTATCGCTCAAGGAGCTTCAGGCTGGGTTAGCTAATTTGACCTTTGAAGATAACTTCAATATCCAGATTTTAGAGGTTGTTTTGGCTCCTGGACTGACTACTGGTTATAGTCACAACCTTGGCGTTATTCCGTCTAAGCGATTGATCGTAAAGGCAGATGGAAGCACAATAGATGACAGCGCAACCCCATGGACTAGCACCGCTGTTTACTTCCGAAACACGGGTCTAAGTACGGTAACCGCGACGATTATTTTAATGAGGTGATTATGGCCAAAAAAACTATCGGTAATCCTGAAGGTTACAGCGCTGAAAACCCTTACAAGTATAACCCTGGACTTGCTCAGAACTGGGAAAAGTCTCAAGAGGTTACCAAGAAAAGAAAAGTGCAAAGCGAAAACAAAGCAAAGGCTGACAAGGCTGCTGCTGATGCTGAACTTGCTCAAAAGAGCGAAGAGATTAGAAAGCGTTTTGCTGGAATGACGCCTCAACAGATTGAGTCTGTTGCTGGAACTGGCCCTAAAGAGATGCAAGATATTCTTGCCCAGCGCAAAGCGGGACTTGCTGGCTTCAACGCGCCACAGTTGGCAGCAATGCAAGCTCAGATGGCTGGCGGTCAGCAAGCCGCAGAACAGCAGCGCAACAGAGCGCTTCAGGCTTCTTTGGCTAGACAGGGGGTTCGTGGAGGAGCTGCGGCATCCCTTCAAGCTCAAGCCGGACAGATGGCCGCTAGAGAGAAGGCTGCAGCAGATACTCAGCTCATGCTTCAGCAAGCTGCCCAGCAAGAGAAAGCGCTTGGAGCTTATGAGCAGGGCGTATCTGGCGCACTCGGAGCAGAGCAAGCTCGCCAGTTTCAAGGTTTGGCCGCTCAGCTCGCAGCCGAGCAGCAGGTAGCAGCGCTTGAGGCTGCTGGTCTGCAGAAGGAAGCTACCGAAAGTTACGGAACCAGCATGGAGAAGGCAGCTAGTAAGGGTTCGGGAGGTTGCTGCACGATTCTAGCGATGATTGGAGCTGGTGCGTCTTCAAGTGGAATATCTGAAGCAAAAGCTAACGACATTGTTCAACTCTCAAAAAATAAAAACAAAGACGTCATAATTTTAAGCAATGCAGAGTCAAAGCTTTGGGATGATTTATTCTACGTCCGGGCTGCTCGTGATAACGTCTGCAATGATAAACAACGGCGCGGTTATTATATCTTCAGCGAAATGGTGGAACCGTTAATCAAAAAAAGCGAAGTAGCAAAGAATATCGGATATTCTGTTTTGGTTACTCCCTTGGTTAGTATTGGGAAAGAAAACACTAAAGGCATTAAAGCAAACCTCATATCTAAGATTATCGGTCATTCATGGATTAAGTTCTTTGGTTTGTTTTCCTCTGAGAAACCATTCGTTAGAAAAAATGGTGAGGTGGTATAATGGTTGACGTTCTTTCGGCGCTTCAAAATGCAGGGTTGAAGGGTAAGGCTTTGGAAAAAGGACAAATGATCCTAGCTGATGCCGAAGCTGGCAAGGCGCCGGATGAGAAGACTTTTTCTGGAGCTGAAAAGATTGTTTCAAGATTCGAAACAACCCTCAACAAAAAGCCAGAATATCAAAAAGCATCAGCTCCAGAGAAAGCCGCTTTAGTTCAAGAAGAGCTTGAGGCGACTTCCAAAGAGAGTATGTCGAATAAAGAGCTGGTCGCTAGGCTCTTGATCGGGTTCGTTCCACAGGTGCTAGGAGCTGCCATCGGCGCAAGCACCGGGATGGGGGCCATCGCTGGCGGTGTAGCTGGTGGAGAAGCGGCTACTGCGGGTCTCAAGCAGCTTGATGAGCTGAAAAGGCGCCAAGAGGAAAAGGAAGAGAAGCTTGCAAAGTCTGACCTTGAGAAGCTGAAGCTAATTCAAGAGAAGGCCAAGGCTGCAGCAGAAGAGCGCAGAAAAGAGCAGGAGCTGCAGCTTAGAGGCCGTGAAGTAGCGGCTAAAGAGCGGGAAGCCGGAAAGAAAGGCGCTGAAGTAGCGGCTGGATCAAAGTTGACCGCTGAGCAAACAGCGCTTCTTTCTGGAATTGATACTTCTAGTAAGCAGCTTGAAAAGATTGAAAAAATTATCGATGAGTCATCGCCTTTAATGGGTCCAGTAAAGGGCGCTCTTACCTCACTTAGTCCATACGCTACAGAGACCAGGACTTTTGATGCTCAGATGAAACTTGCGGCTCAAAAGATTGGCGTTTCTCTTGAGCGCGGTAAGCTGACTGACGCCGATATTGAGCGTTATCGTAAGATGCTTCCAAACATTACTGACACTCCAGAGGTAGCCAAGGGAAAGATCGCCATCGTTAAGCAGCTTCTCGCTGACGAAAAAATGGCTCAAATTGAGACCCTTGGGAAAAGCGGTTACAATGTCTCGAAGCTTATGGATGAACCTCAGACCGCTGCCGCCGAGCCTTCTGTCAAAGAAAGCGCCCCTGCTATGTTTGGGATGAAGGAAGCCGTTGCCGCTGAAAAGCCTAAGCGTATCATTCAAAACGGACACGAGTATATTTACAACCCAAGAACCGGAACCTACGAGTAAACTATGGCTAAACCTGCTTTCGATCCGAAGATGCCCTTTGAAGAAGCTAAAGCAAAGCCAGCCTTTGACCCTTCTAAGCCGTTTGAAGTGGTGGCTGAAGAAAAAGGGCCATCTCTGGCAGAAAAGATCGAGACGGGCGGACGCTCTGCAGTTGAAGGGATTACCGGAGGCTTGTCAGAGCCTGTATTCAGCGGGATTAACGCTGTAGTCGGTAACCTTATTGACGCTGGTTTTGATGCGGAAAGTATCGGCGAGTTCGCAAAGCAAGCGGT